AATCCGCTTTGCCTCGGCCGGAAGCGCGATGCCGTACATCTTGGACCACTTGACCATTGCGCGTCGGCGCTCGGCATCGGTGAGGAGGCCTCTGACCCACAAGCGGCCGATGGCTTCCCGGTCGACACGGGCGGTTGTCCTGTCAGTCGCAAAGAATCGTGACGCGTCGTTCTTCATGTGTCACAATATACAACAGTCCTAAACCGTAGTCAAGTGCCGATGCACACTTTTTTCGACCCTTGACAATTGTTATAAACGCGCTACATTGCGGCATGACCAAAGACGAGCTCTCCGAAATCCTGGCCAAGCACAAATTGTGGGTCGAGTCCGCACGTGTCTCCGGTGGCCGCGCGTACCTCGCCAGCGCGAACCTCGCCGACGCGTACCTCACCGGCGCGAACCTCACCGGCGCCGTCGGTCTCCCGGACGCCCCAACGGTGCCGGATCTGGACCGGAAGATACTGGAGGCCAGCGAGGACGGGGCGCGCCTCGAAATGGGCTCGTGGCACTGCGGGACGACCCACTGCCGAGCGGGGTGGGCGATCGCGCTCGCAGGGGCAGAAGGGGCCGAACTGGAAAAGACGCTCGGCCCATCGGCGGCCGGTGCGCTGATCTATTTCCGCAGTACCGGGCGCGTACCTGACTTTTTCGCGTCGAACGCAGACGCGCTGAACGACATTCGCAAGTGCGCGGGAGGCGCCGCATGAACAGAGACACCGACGTGGTCCGACCCGTACGAATCCCCGCCGACCTCAACGCCCGCATTCGAGCGTGGGCCGAATCGCAATCGCCTGCCGTGACGATCTCCGCCGCGATCCGGCACCTGCTCGAGCGGGGCATGACGGAGATTGAACGGAAGTGGACGAAGAAGGGCGAGGCGAAGGGGGGCTCGGCGTGAAGGGTCTGACCGACGAGGAAGGCGCGTACCTACGAACCTGCACCCACTGTTGCGACTGTAAAGAGCCGGACGACGACGAGGTAGCGCTACAGGATCGACTTGTGGCCCGAGGTCTCCTGAAGTGGTGCTCGTGCGACGATCCGGACTGGATCCACTGTCTCATCACCCCGCTCGGTCGGCTGGCGCTCGCATGTCATCAAGCGGCCCGATCGTGGTCGCCCGCTGACGAACCGTCGTTCATCGTGATCGTTGACGACCCGATGAAAGCTTGACCTCGCTTCCTTCCAAGCTCATCATTGAACCGTGCTCGGGCGTTGCGGCTCGACCACGCTGCTCCGCAGAGGCCCGCGATCAGGGCCTTCCCCAAGGCGACCGCAACCGGGTCGCGGTTCTCTTCGGGGCAGCCCCATCGGTTCTGAATGTGGAGCGTGCATCATGGCGAAGAACGGCGGCGCGGCGACGATTGACGGTCCGGAATTACAACAGCCCGAGCCCGGATCGGGCGCTCCACAACCGGCGCACGACGGGCGGGAATACTGGCGACGCGAGGCGCACCATTTCAAGAAGCGCGCGATCGAAGCCGAACGGATCGCGGGCGAACTGGACGCAAAGCTTATCGCCGCTTCGCTCGTCATCATTGGCCTCAAGAAACAGATCGCGGCGGCGCAAGTTGGGGGGTCGACGTGATCGTCCTCTGCGTAATGTGCGGGCATACGTACGTTCCTCACGTCGCGAAAGATCTCACCGAGGAACATAGGGACGACGGCCTTTGCGATGGGTGCGCGCACGAGATGGCGGGCACGGTCTTTCCGCTGGTCAAGGCCATAGCGGCGATCATCTACCCAGCGCTCCTCGCTGCGGACTGGGCCAAACGAACCGCGGCCCAAGTTGCTGCCCGCCTTGGGGGGTCGACGTGAGCGCGCACGAATGGCCCCCCGTCTCCGCCGTCGCCGGGCACTTCCCGAACCTGCCGGCGACGACGCCCCCGCGCCCCTACCAGCCGAAAGCCGACGCGCCGCACCCAGTCGGTGTTCCGGTCCACTGGCGGAAACGGTCCGACTACGGGACGCGGGTCCCGGTCGACGGCACCAAACGTTGCCCGCAGTGCTGGGCGATCAAGGCGTTCCCGAGCCGGTTCGATGGGCGGCTCAATTGCAATGAGTGTCGCTCGGGCCATAGCCGTCGCGAGCCGACGGGGCCGCGGTCGTGAGCCGCCGTGAATGCTACCGGGCTTCTCTCGCGATCCGCGTCGAAGCCCAGACGATTCTCGACGACCCGGATCACCGCGCCGTCGACGAGGCCTATCTCCGCCGTCGCCGCTTCGAAGCGATCGCGGCCGGTGACGACGTCGAGACGCGTCGCCTTCTCGGTCGCGCGCTCTTTCGAATCCTCAAGCATCGAGGCCGGTACGAGGTTACCGATTTCGTGGCGGGTCAATCGTGACCCACGCGAAGAACGGGACCAAGCCCGCCCAGGCTCTCGACGCCCACGCCGCCCTTCTCGTCGAATACAAGGCCGCCGTCGAGCTCCTCTACGACGCCAAGGTCGTCGCCGACTGGGCCCTCGGTGACTGTCGCCGGCTACGCAAGGCCGCTTCAGGAATGGCCCCAGGGAGCCGGATGCGCGTCCGCACGATGATGGCCGCGCTCTGCCGGTACGAAGAGGCAGACCAGGCATTGCGCGTCGCGGTCGAGGCCTCGAAACGAATCGGCCCGCTGCTCGACCGACTGACCGGGAGCGAAGGGGCGTTCGAACGGGCGATCGAGGCGGAGCTCGAATCCCGGCGCGCGCCGTACGTTGAGGATCCGGAGCTTGTGCACGACGGGCGGCCTGAGCGGCTTGACTCGTGAGCACAGCCCCGATCGACTTCGCCTCACCGGCGCCGAAGCTGCGGATCGTTGACCCGCCAGGCGAGGGGCCAGCCTGGGGGGACGACGAGGGACCGCCGCCTGGCACTGACGAGCGTCCGGAGCTCCGCCTGGGCGCCGACGTGCACCGCGTCTGCGACGAGCTCGACGCGATCCTTGGCCCCGCCGACCCGCTCGTCTACCAGCGCGCGCACGAGCTCGTCACCGTCGCCGGGACGCTCCCCCCGAAAGGCGACGCGGCGAAACTGGCGACCGGGACGCCTATCGTCCGGCCCCTCACCGTCTCGTCGCTCCTCACCCGCGTCACGCGCCATGTCAAGTGCCTCTCGCTCAAGCCCCCATCGAAGCGCGCGATCGCCAAGGCGGAGGAAACCGGCGAGAAGGCCGAAGCCGAGTGCCGCACGGTGCAACCGCCGCCGGCCCTTCTCAGCGCGTTCCTTTCGCTCCCCGACTGGCGCCACGTGCGCGATCTCCGCGGCGTGACCGAATCCCCGCTCTTCCGGCCCGACGGCACCGTGCGCCAGCACGCCGGCTACGACGAGGCGACCGGGTACCTCTATCGGCCGTCGACCGAGTACCCGCCCGTCCCTGACCAACCGACGCAGAGCGAAGCCGCGGCGGCGCTTGCTGAGCTCGTCGACCTCTTTTGCGACTTCCCTTACGCGAACGAGCCGAGCCGGTACGTGCCGATCGCGTCGATCCTCGCGATCCTCGCGCGAGCGGCGATCGACGGCCCGGTTCCGGCGTTCCTGTTCGATGCGTCCGTGATGGGGTCAGGCAAGACGCTTCAGTGCGATCTCGCGCACGTGATCGCCGTCGGTCGTGTCCCGGCCCATGCGAACTGGCCGAACAACCCGGAAGAGCAGGAGAAGCTGCTCAGCACGTACGCGATCGGAGCGCCGCAAGCGCTTCTGCTCGACAACGTCAAGGGCACGCTCGGCGGATCCGCGATCGAGCAGACGCTCACGAGCACGAGCGTCGAGTTCCGGATGCTGGGCGCCCTGCAGCTGCGCACCCTGCCTTGGTATTCCGTCATCATGGTGTCCGGAAATAACGTGGATCTGAGCGAGGATATGCTGCGGCGGACGCTTCTTAGCCGGCTGGAATCGCCGCTAGAGAACCCGGCGAACCGAACGCAATTCAAGTACGCGCTCCCGACGTACGCGATCGAAAACCGGCCGCGCCTGGCCACGCTCGCTCTCACGGTCCTGCGCGCGTTCGCTTGCCACGGGTTCCCGGACACCGGCGTACGCATGGGCCATCCGTACGGACCGTTCGCCCATGTCGTCGGCGGCGCAATCCGGTTCGCCGGCGGGGAGGACGTCTCGCTTGCGATCGCCCCCCCCGAGCGTGCCGGGCTCGACGCGTCGGCCGCGGTGCGCGTCATCGTGGATCGGTGGGACACCGTCGCCCCGGCGATGGGCGGTCCCGTGTCGCTCAAGTTCGTGCTCGATTCGATCTATCCCGCGCCCGGGAAAAATGATCCGCCCGACAATCACAATCTGATGCGCGAAGCGTTCGAAGCGCTGTCGCCGGCCCGCGGCTCTCTTGGGCCGGTCGCGAACTCGATTTCGAAGAAGCTCGGAAGCTGCGTCGGCCGCTGGTTCGGGGATCGGTCGCTACAGCGGTCGACCGGGCACGGCGGCGTCCAGCTGTGGCACGTGATGACCAGATAGGGCGTCGACGGCGTCCAGACCTTTTGGGGGGACAGAGAGCGCTCAAGAGGGCGCCGATGGGCGGACGTGTGAGGGCGTCGGATGGGGCCGCAGTGTGCGGTCGTGTGCGGTCGTGTGGCCGATGCGCCAGGGGTGGCGTGGTGACCGTGGTGACGGTCCCGGGGTCGCTCCACCGGCTGGATGTTGTAAAATTCCAGTGACTAGATCTCGCGCGAGGCTACTGGGGAAGAACCCCCACCACGGTCACCACGGTCACCAGACGTTTCGCGAAATCATTGAGAATTTTTTGCAAATAACGCGGAGGTATCCCTCCCCCGTCGAAGAGCGCGCACACAAAACCGACCTCCCCACCCCGCTCGAGGCGCCCGTCAACGCCCCGAACCCGAGAGCTCACACGAACGCGTCCCCTCGCCCGAACGCCCCTCTCGAGCGGCGACGGATTGGGTCGATGCACACGTCTGGCCTCTGCTCGCCCCACAACGGCCCGACAGTCGAGCGCCTATGCGTCTGGGCTCGACGAGCGCGGCCCCAATCGCCTCTCTGGCGCGCGACCTACTGACCGGCCTCACTCTGGGGCGTCTGCGATCGACTAGGCCGGCTCAGGGCAACGTCGGGCGATTGTTCCCTCGACGGGATCGACGACCTCAGAGAGAGAGCTCTAAAGGGAACGGTGCCCTACATTGGCGTACCCATTGTGGGCGCGGGCTGGCTGCGACGTCGTGAGGGCGAACGTTTGCGTCTGGGGTCGACTAGGGCGCGAAGATGGGCTCGCGCTGGGCCGAAGATGCCGGCCCGCTGCGGCTGGGTCGCTCCGGCTACTGGGGCGCTCCGGCTTCGCCGTTGCTACTTGGGCGTTGTGGGTTGTTGTTGCTTGACTACGGAGGGTGGTGGGGGTAGTTGAACGTCAACAGTGAGCGACGAACCGGACATCGTCTACGCGCTTCGGATTCCTCGTCGGGTGTTTGAGAGGGTGAGGCGGTGGGCGGACGCGCAGCAACCGAAGACATCCGTCGCGGCTGTCGTCCGGTACGTCCTCGAGTGTGGGATCGCAGAACTGGAGAAGCGCAAATGACCGTCCCCGAACGAAACAAGAAGAAGCCGAAGCCGCCCTCGACCGAGATGGTCGCGATGCGCCGGATCGATCGCGTCCTCAACGACCTCGAAGAGGACGCGCGCACCAGAGTCTTGACGGCGGTGAGCTCGCTCTACGCGGGGCCTGCGGGACGGGAAAAGGCGTGAACCCGTTAGATCAGATTTTCGCGACCGCCAACGCGATCGTCGCGGATCGCGTGGCTTTGTACCAAATGCTGGTGCCGAAACGATCCGCGGTCACGATAGGCCGCCTTCGGCCCAACAGGGATGCACGGTCGCCATTCCGCGCGTCTACGGGCGAACAACTGGACGCACTCGCCTGGATATATGGAACGGCGCGCCTTCCCGTCCGTCCAATCCCGGGGAAGCTGTATCGAGAGCCGGACAGCCGCTTGCGTCGTCGGGCAAAAGCGATCGCGACAGGAATCGGCCGATGACCGACATTCTAAACGGCGCCGATACCGGGCCGCTGGCCGGCTGGTCGATCGTATGCGTTCAAGGGCACACACTGATCGGGAAGCACGCGTTTTACGACATCAACCAGCGCACCATCGCCCGTATCGATCCCGGCTTCGCCCTCACCTGCGTCATGCAGATGGTCCAGCCGGATCCACGCCAAGCGCCGCAGCTCATGACGATGCGGCAAGTGATGCCGTTCCTCACGTTCCCGTCGATCCGCGAGATCAACGTACCTCTCGACGCGATTGTCATTCCTATCGAGACGCTGTCCCGAAAAGAACGCGTGGAACTTGCGCGGTCCGTCGACTCTTGCGAACAACTGATCATGGCGATGCGCGCGCAAGAGAGCGGCATCACGGTGGCTCCGGCCGGGGCGAAGTTGCCGCCGATGGTGAAGAGGTGAGGCCGGCCCTTTGTATGCACCCGTTCGGCCACAAGTTCGAGGGCCGGTACGATCAAGAGCCGTCGCACCTGATCGCGGGCGCGAAGGTCGAGGGGCCCAGGCTGAGCGAGGTGATCGACGCATTCCGAAAGCGGACCTACGTGCGCGACGTGTGCGTCAGGTGCGGAGAGACGATCGAGAGGGGCAAGTGATCTCTTTCTCTCTCCTCATCAATCACGCGCCGTGGTCGACCGAGCGCAAGCCGCGTCTACGCCTGATGCAGCAACGTTTGCTCCCCGATCCGGACGACGGATCGCTACCGTTCTACGTGCACGACATCGACTATCGGTTCGGAATGGCGACGCCGAAATCCGATCCGGTCGACTTCACGCTCAATCAGTGGCGATGGTGCGCGCGCCAGGACGTCTCGCATCACGTCCTAATGACCGACGACATCGACACGTGTCCGCGCTTTTGGTCGGTCATCGAAGCGATCGTAACGGCGCGACCGAACTCGGTGATCGGGCTCCTCTCGAATCATCCCGAGGCGCCGAGACTTCGAACCGAAGGCGTGCGCTGGTACCGCACCAATTCGTGGGTCGTCGGACCGGCATACATCGTTCCGCACGCGATGATGGTCAAGCTGCTGGCGTGGTCCGAAGCGCGAACGCCAGCAGGCAGTGTCGACAAGTTAGGCTGGTCGGACGATTCCGAGCTCAACGAATGGATCACGTTCCACGGTCCGCGCGAGGCCTGGCACCCGATCCCAACACCGATCTCGCACCATCGCGGGCCGTCGACGTGGAGCCACACTGGGCACGGCGACAACTACAGCCATGAACGGGTGAAGTGGGACGACAACGAAGTGATCGGAAAGTGGCCCACGATGCGCGATCCTCAGTTTTGGCTCGCGCACAAGCCGGCTCCGATGTTGGGGCTGCCGCGATGAGGGTCTTGGTCACTGGCGGCTCGGGCTTCATCGGCCGAAACATCTGCATCGGCCTCGATCGCGAAGGAATCGACTACACGATCCTCGACAAGCGCTGCAATCTCGGGCCGCGGCATCTCGAATCTCTCAGCCCGAACGATCCCGAAGCCAAGTGCGACGCCGTGGTCCACTGCGCCGCACACGCCGATGTGTCCAGCAATTGGGAATCCGACGACGAACGCGAAAGCCTGTATCGCAACAACATTCTAGCAACGATTGCGCTTCTCGAGGCATGTCCGGTGCCTGTCGTCTTCCTCTCAACGGGCGCGGTTTACCGGAAGGCGAACATCTGCAACGAGACGTGCGGCACGTTCGCGACGAGCCCTTACGCCGCGTCGAAGCTCGCCGGCGAAGCGCTCGTGCAGGCCTATTGCCACGCGCGCGGCGTATCGGCCCACATCTATCGGCTCGCGAGCGTGGTCGGGCATAGCTACCACCACGGCCACATCGCGGACATGGTCGAGCAGGTGCGCAAGACGGGCAAGTTTCACGCGCGCAGCATCTCTCGCCCGCGCTCGTTCGTGCACGTCGAATACGTCGTTCGGGCCGTGATCGGGGCGCTCTGCGGAACGGTCCCGCAAGGCACGTACAACGTCGCGGGCGACACGTGGTCATGGCGGCAAACTGCCGACGTGATGCAATCGGTGCGCGCCTTTGAGACAACGTGCGAGGAAAAAGCCGAGGGCTGGATCGGCGACACGCACTCGTGGCTCGACCCGCGAAGGCTCCAAAAGTTCGTGCCGCCATCGCCGGTTTCGATCGGTGACGGCGTGCGCGACGCGTTGCGATCGTTGGGCTGGTACGGAAAGGAAGAGAAAACGTGAGCGAACCGAGCGGCGATCCCTGGGACAACTGGCGGCCCGAAATCGAGGGCTGGTCGAGCGATATCCTGCCCTTCTACGAATCGCTCGTCGCCGAACTTCCCGACGGCGCACGATGCGTCGAGGTCGGCGTCTACAAGGGCCGGTCGCTGATCTACCTGGCCGAAGCGTTCGCGCGGCACGGGAAGACGGCGGAAATCTGGGGCGTCGACGCGTGGGAAGCTTCGTGGTGCCCGGATATGTGGGAAATATTTCGGTCCCACATCCGTACGACGGCTCCCCCGGCCTGGGGCATGATCAACACGAGCCGAGGTCGGTCGAGCGTCGCTTTGCCGGGCGTATTCGATCTCATCTTCATCGACGCGGACCACAACTACGAATCGGTCAAGGCCGACATCGCGGCGTGGCGCGGCTCGCTGAAGCCGAGCGGCATCATGTGCGGGCACGACTACTCGGGCGACTCGTACGGGTCATTCCCGGGCGTCGATCGCGCGGTTCATGAGGCATTCGGGAAAGAGAACATCTTGCGACCGAGCGGATCGGTTTGGCGGGTCAAGTGACGGTGACGTTTTCGCTCGGCATTCCGCACACGCCTTGGGTGCCGGCGCGGGTTCAAAGTCTTCGGCTGCTCGACAACTCGCTCGAGGACGGCGAGAGCAAGGCGCTCGGCACGTACGACGACGGCATGCTGACAAAACGGTTCTTTGTCGAGCGCGAGCACAATCACGTTTGGTCCCAGAAGATGTGGAATTGGGGCGTCGAATCTGGGACGCCGCACTTCCTCACCCTTCAAGACGACGTCATCGTCTCGCCGAACTTCTGGGCCGAACTGACCGCGATGGTCGAGGCTTACCCGGACCGAATCATCGGCCTCGAGACGGTGCACCCCGAAGCGAAGCGGGCGCACGAATGCGGCGCGCGAATGGTCGAGACGCCGGACGGTCTCGTTGGCGTCGGCTACGTCGTGCCGGTTCCGACGCTGCGCCGGTTCCTCGATTGGCGATCGCGCGCGCTCTGCAAAGGCGGCGTCGAATCGATCACCGAGGACACGCTCCTTTGCGTCTGGGCGGTCGTGAGCGGCGATCCGATCCTGCATCCGGTCCCGACGATCATCGACCACGACACGAGCATCGCGAGCACGTACGGCAACGACGCGCATTCACATCGTAGGCCTGTGGTGACCTGGCGCGACAGTCTGCCGGGCACCGACGCGGAATGGTGGCGCGGGGTGCCGCCGGTGCCGCTCAGCCGGTTTTACGGGGACATGGTGCCACGATTGGCGAGGCGATGGGTAAAGGGCGCTACGGATGCGGATTGGGAAAGGTGGCTGGCGTGCTGAGACCCTTGCGCGGCCGAATCGCGATCCGTCCCATCATCCCGATGCGCACCGGGCTCATCTGGCACCCGGACCAGCGTCCCGACACCGAACGGGACGAGGACAAGTCCAAGGGCATCAAGGCGCGCTCGTCGCACCGCGGTCGCGTGCTCGGCATAGGAGCCCCGGCGCTTCAGTACGGGCACGAGCTCGCGCACGGGTTCGAGGTCGGTGATGAGGTCGTCTACGTGTTCGCGTCGGGCGGCATCGAGAAGACGCGCGCGAGCGTGTGGGACGATGGCGAGCCGTGCGTGTGGGTGACTCAGGAAGAGGTGATCGCGGTGGTAGGAACATGAGCGGCCCAACTTTCACAATCGAACAGCTACAGACCCTCGTGATTGACCTTCAGAGTTACCTACACGCGGCTCTTGAGACCACGCGTTGGCAGAGAGAACAGATCTCCGATCTTCGGCACAGACTCGAGCTGGCAAAGAAAGCGGCCCGCAAAAAATCGGGGCCCCGAAAATGATCGAGCCCACCCGTCTCCTCATCGCCACCCCGCTCATGGGCGGCCTCTCCGGCGACGTCGCGCTCCACTACATGCTGTCGATGTTGAAAGCGATCCAGATCGTCTCAAGCCCGACGATCGCGAGCGGGAACGCGTTCACGAACATGGATCTTGTACGCGCCCGATCGCGGGCCGCGAGAATGGCGCTCGACGGGTGCTACACGCATCTCTTGTTTTGGGACGCGGACGTCGGGGGCGCCGGTGCCGGACTCGCGCTCCGTGAAATGCTCCGGTGCGACGTCGACGTCATTGCGTGCCCGTACCCGAAGAAGAGCGTTCACGGGCGCATGACCCATCACGAGCCGCTCGTTCCAATGGGCTTCACGCTCATCAAAGAGGCGTGCCTTCGGAAGATGTGGGACACGTACTACGACGAGCTTCGTTTCACGGACGTCGTCGACGACAAGCCAATCGTGACGGTCGCGCTCTTTCAGTTGCTCTTCTCCGACGTGCAGGATCCGCAGCCGCACCGGGCGCTGCTCAGTGAGGACTTCTCGTTCTGCGAGCGATGGCTCCGGATCGGCGGGGAGATTCACCTTTACACGGGCCCCGGATCGCCGCTGGATCATGTTGGGGCTCAGGTTTATCGGGCGACGAAGCCCGAAGTGGTAAGCTCTGCAAGTGGCGCGGAAGAAGGACGACCCGGGACCGAGCATATCAGGGCCGCCGGCCGTTGAAGAAATCCCGCTAGCACAGCAACTCCGCGGCCTCTCGCTTCTCGACTTCATTCCGCGCATCTCGCCGGAGTTCTCGTCGCCGTACCATCTGGCCGACTGGTGCGCGATCATCGAAAGGTGCCTCACCGAAGCGGTGCGCGCGCTCGTCAGTGTTCCGATCCGACACTTCAAGACGGAGACGACGCTTCACGGCATCGCGTGGCTGCTCGTCCACAATCCGACGTTGAAGATCGTTCTCTTCACGTACGACCACGAGCGCGCGGAGTACCTCGGGCGGCGCACGAGGCAGATTTGCGAAGCGGCCGGCATCGGTCCGGAGCGCGATTGGAACAAGCAGACGATCTGGCAGAACTCTCAAGGCGGCGGCGTGTCCGTCATGAGCGCGAAGCAATCGAAGCTAGGGCAGGATTGCGACATCCTGTTTTTCGACGACCCCGTCAACGAGCACGGCGCATTCGATCTCAGGGTGCGCACCGAGGTCGATACGGCGATCGCGCACTACACCGCGCGCGCGGGGCGGCCTGGTCGTCCAGGCTCCGTGCTCGGCATCATGTCGCGATGGCACCCGGACGATCCGGCGGGCCGGCGGCTGTTGCGCGAGGCGAGCGTGTGGGAGGAGATCCGTCACCCGGCGATAGTCGACGAGGACGGCCCGGACGAGCGCGCGTTTGCTCCCAACGTCATGACGCTCGAGGATCTCAAGAGGCGGCGCGCGGAGCTCCGTGAGCTAGGCGAAGGCGAGCGACTCTGGCAAGCGCAGTTCCAGAACAACCCTCAGCCGGACGTGCTCGGCCTGTTCGGCAATCCGAGCCGATACGCCATCGTCCCCAGCTTCGGCCGATGGGCCTTCGGGATCGACCTCGCCTACTCGGTGGAGGCCTCGAGCGACTTCTTTGCGCTCGTCGTGATGAAGATCTGGGAAGGTCGCGCGTACGTCGTCGAGGCGCACCGCGAGCGACGCGATCTCGACATGGCGGCGCAGCGGCTCCTGTTCGCGCTCCGCCAGTATCCGGGAGCCGCGATCTTCTCGTACATCTCGGGGCCCGAGAAGGGCGCGATTCAGTACCTCATTGATCGCGGCGTCAACGTCGAGGCGATGCCGGCCCGGTACGACAAAGGGACGCGCGCACGCAAGACGATCGATGCATGGAACGCCGGACGCATTATGCTCCCGGAGCAGGCGCCGTGGGTCAATGCGTTCGTGTCGCGATGTCGCCTCTTCACTGGGAACCCGAAGGCGGGCGACGACGACGAGATCGACGCGCTTGTATCGGGCTGCGATGGGGCGCTATTCTCGGGTGGATTCATTGCAAAGACCTTCGGAAAGCCTAGGATATGACCATGAGCAACCGAGAAGACGACCTCGTGCGAGAGACGCGGAAACAGGGCGAGCGCGTGAGCGTCGAAGAGTCCAAGCGAATGCGGCGCGCAAGCGAAGAGCGTCTCCGTGATGCAACGAGCCGTCTTCCCGGCGGATCGAACAACCGCCCGGATGCCGTGCCGGACAACCTGATTTCCAGTGGTGAGGAGTGATTCCGATGAGCAAAGACGACAAGGGCACCGACATCGCCGAAGCCATCGGCACCGTCCTCAACCGCGTCCTCACGCCGCTGCTCGATCGGCTCGAACGTCTCGAGGCGCGCTCGTCCGGCGCTCCGGCGAACAACGAACCGCCACTCACCGCCGACGAGACGATGGCGAAGCTCATGGCCGCCCTTCGCGGTCAGCAAGAGGGTCTCGACGCGCTCGGGCTCGTCGAGATCGTCGAGGGCTGCACATCGGACATCAGCGGCGCGACGTTCGACGCGGAGGTTCAGTACCCCGTCGTCAAGCACATGGGCAAGATCGTCGGCAAGCTCGAAAACAAGGGCGTCGTCAAGGTCATGCGAAACTACGCGTGGCCGGCCGGGATTGACAAGCACGTGGCCGAGGGCGGCGTCGTTCCGGACGGAATGACGATGCACGAGCTCGGGCCGACCGGGACGCAAGAGACGGACGCGTTTCGGCAGTGGAAGTACGAGACGTTTGCCAAGGCCGACAACCGCCGATTTGTGGGCAAGCCGCTCCCGACGCACGTCCGGCCGCGCGTCGCTGCCGCAGCCGTCTGACGGGTCAACGTAGACTCATCCACAGGGTCAGCGTAGACTCAGCGTGTGGCTGAGCCCGTCGACAGCGGTTCCGGACCCCCGAAGGGCTCGATCTCAGACTCGCCCTACGCTCAACAGATCCGCCCGGGAAACCTTCCGGGCGTTATCAATGAGCACCTCGGGGGCGCCGCGACGATCGCGCTGAACGATCCCGCGTTTCAGCCTCCGACCGATCCGCTCAAGGGTACATCGAAGGAACAGACGCGGCTCGTTTACCGCGATCTTCCGCTCATCGAGACGCTGACCGAGTGGACCGTTCCGCAGATGCGGGCCGCGGTACGCGCGCACATGTGGGGCATTTTCGAGGGAAGCGGGCAGCTCGTTGACGCCGTGATCGGCGACGACCGCGTGCAGGCGACGCTCGGATCGCGCATCTCGGGCCTCTTCGGTCGCGAGGTCCGATTCCGACCAGCCGACGACAGCATGGCCGCACGCGAGTGCATGGACGCGTGGGCGAAGGCATGGCCAATGTTCGCGACCGCGGCGGCCATGACCGAGATGCAGGCCTACACGATCTTGATGGGCTGGGAACCGGCGCAGCTCACTTGGGGCCCCGTCGGCGAGATCGAGTATTGCCCGTACCTGAAGCCCTGGCATCCGCGTTACACGTACTACCATTGGCCGCTCCGTCGCTTCATTGCGCTGTCTCAGGATGGTCAGCTCCCGATCATGCCGGGCAACGGCAAATGGCTGCTACACGCCCCTTATGGCGAGTATCGTGGCTGGATCCGGGGGGCGATCCGCGCCGTTGCCGAGCCGTGGCTAATGCGGCACTGGGCGCTACGGGACTGGGCGCGCTTCTCTGAGGTGCACGGGCTTCCCGTCAAGAAGGGGAAGGTCCCGGCGAGCGCCGATGTGGTGCAGCGCGACGCCTTCGCCGCGGCTCTCTCTCAGCTCGCGACCGAGACCACGATCATGGTCTCGCAGGGTAACGACGGCGTGAACTCGTATGACTTCGAACTCGTCGAGGCGAAGGACACCGCGTGGGAATCGTTCCCCGGCCTTCGCGATCACTGCGACATGGCGATCGTGCTCGCGATCAAGTTCGCGAACCTGACGACCGAGATCAAGAGCGGCGGATCGTACGCCGCATCGAAATCCCACGAGGGCGTCGACGAGAAGACGAGCCAGTTTGACAATGCCGCGTGGCGCTGGACGATCTGGCAGCAAGTTGCGCGACCGTTCGCGTGGCTGAACTTCGGCGATCCCGATCTCGCCCCGATCACGGATCACGACGTGACGCCGCGCGAGGAGTACACGCACAACGCGAAACAGTTCCAGCAATTCGGAACGGCGGTCGAGGTACTTCGGCGCGGCGGCGTGAAGTTCCGTGACACCGAGGAACTGCGCGCGTTCTGTCGGGACAAGTTCGGGCTCGATGGGTTGCCTGATTTCGAGATCGTCGACCCGATGCCGTCCTCGAGTGGTGGCGGCGGCGGCGGAGGGTTCGGATCGTGAGGGCCACGCCGTGAGTTGTATCGCGATCGGGATCGATTGCTTCGCGGGCGGGGCCAGCGGACCGCCTGTCACGCCGCTGTCGATCTTTGGGGCATCACTCGTCGGGGCAACCCAGTGGGTCGACATGGATCTCGGCGAGTTTATCAAAATCAACCGCGCAGCGACGGCGCCAGAAATCACGGCGCTACGCGCCTACTTCACCTCGTTTTGGGGATTCGCCGCATGACCATTCGCCAAGTCCGAGCCGGTGAGCCCCTCGCGATCGACCCGTCGTTCCTGAGGCAGTCGGCCGGCAACGGTCCGCAAGCCTTCTTCTGGCTGTTCGCGCCGCCGATCCAGGAGACCGAGTACCGCGACGACGGTCTCGCGATCGTGCACGTGCGCGGGCCGCTCGAGCATCACGACGATCCGTGCTCGGATTCGTACGACGCGATCGTTGCGCGTACCGAAGAGGCGTTCGCGTGCGAGGAAGCCAAAGCGGTCGTGCTCCGGATCGATTCGCCCGGCGGCGTCGTGTCGGGCCTGAGCTCGGCGGTCGATCGGCTTCGGCAATGCGCCAAGGCGAGCGGCAAACGGTTCGTTGCGTACGTCGACGAGATGGCCGCGAGCGCCGCTTACGCCCTCTCGTGCTCGTGCGACGAGATCATCCTCCCGAAGTCCGCGATCGTCGGATCTATCGGCGTCATCTCAACGATGGTCGACGTGACCGCGGCCGACGAGGCGATGGGGATCCGGTACGTCACGATCGCGAGTGGGTCAAAAAAGACCGATGGGCACCCGCACGTGCCGATCACCGATACGGCTGTCGCGTCGGAAAAGAGGCGCGTCGACAAGCTCGCGCTTCAGTTCTTCAAGCTCGTACGTCAGGCGCGCGGTCTTCCGATCAAGTCGATCCAGGGATTTCAGGCCGGAATCTTCCTCGGACGCGAAGGTGTAACGGCCGGGCTTGCCGACGCGGTCATGACCTTTGACGAGGCGTGCGCGCTCCTGTCCGAGGCGGCAGGAAACGGGCCAGTCCAGCGCGCTCAAGCGAAACCGCTTGCACAACCGGCCGAGTCCGGGTCACATTCAACTCAGCGGTCTAATTCGACCCATCTGTCTAAGCAGACCCATCAAGTCGACCCGGAGTCAAAAATGACCCTTGCCCTGGACGCGCTGATCAAAAAGACGGAGGCGGCGCTCGCGTCTGAGAAGGATGCAAAGCGCAAGGCCGAGCTCGCCGCTTCTCTCGAGGCTTACAAAAAAACGAAGCACTCGATCGAGAAGCACGAGACGGAAGAGGGGGAAGACGACGAGGAAGACGAAGAGGACGAGGACGACGCGGCGGCCAAGGGTAACGAGACCGACCGCTCGGACGATCCTGACGAGGACGAAGACGACGGCGACGAGGAAGACGAGAAGAAGAGCTCGGCCGAGCGAAAGCAAAAGCGCGAGGGTCTTCTCCAGCGAGCCGTCGCACGCGGCAAGATGACCGCAGACGCGGCCAAAGCCCTTTCGAAAGCCAAGCTCAAGGACGTCAAGCGGGCGCTCGGCATCCCGGCCGTACCAAAGCCGCGAGCCGCGGCACCGGCGCCGACACGTCCGAGCGCAACGGAAGAACTTCGGCGTGTCGCCGTCGCCGCTGGCCCTGCGGCACTCGGGGCATTCGAGGGGCTCATGGCAACAAGCGAAGAGACCAACAAGCGAGTGGCAGCGCTCGAACGCGCCAATGCTGCGACCGCCCGCGACAGCGTCGTCCGAACGGCCCTCGCTGCGAACCGGATCACGAAGAAGGAAGCGGCCGGCCTCTTCAAGAAGCCGATCGCGCACGTCGAGGCGTTCCTCGAAGCGCGGCCCCGGGGCCTCGTCTACAGTCAGTCCGAGGATCTCCCCGTTCCCGCGATGCAGAATCCGGACGGGTCGAGCGTCCTACCGCCGGAGCTCGAGGCGATCGTCAATCAGGCGGTCATGGCCAGCGACGGGTCGGTCACGCGCGAACAGTTCATCAAGAACTACCAGGCTGACCACGGCCTGAATGGCACGAACGGATCCGGCCTCAATGGCGCCGGTCGCGGAGGGCAGGTCTGATGGCGAATCTCACGGCAGATATCCCGATCGTCGGGCTGGGCGATCTCGGGAACGCCAATCAGCCCGTCAATCTCAACCTGAAAGCGACGACGACCGTCTATCGCGGGTCGGTCGCGATCACCCGAAGCGGCGTCGCAGTCCCGGCGCAGCACTCGGCCATCCTCTCGACCGACGTCGTGTGGGGCCTCTACGAGCACGCGGGTCCAGGCACCGCCGACACGGGCCCCGGCATCACCGGCGGCACCGTCGACGGACAGGTCACCGTCGAGGTCCGAACGGGGACGTTCTTCCTCGCCTCGTCGACCGGAGCCGATGCGCTCGGTGTCACGACGCTGGGCAAGACGGTCTACCTCTACGACGAGCAGACGGTCGCAGCCACGAGCGACAGTGCGGCGCTCCCCGTCGCAGGCGTGCACATCTACACGGACTCGACGCGAACCGACGCGCCGGGCATCTACGCGATCAAGCTCGGTTCTAACGAATCAGCTGGGAGCCCATAGTCATGAGCATCACACCGAGCGGGTTCAATCTCTTCATCTCGACCGTCAACACAATGATCGGTCAGGTGTACTCCGATTCCAGCGTCCCCGAGATCTGGAAGGAGTACTCAAGCGTCATCCCGTCGAGCGGATCGCAGAACGTCTACGGCTGGACCGGGATGCTCCCGAAGCCGCGCGTCTGGAAGGGCGCACGCGTGACGGTTCGCGCGAACCCGCAGACGTACACGCTCGTCAATGAGCCGTACGAGGGGCCCACGGTCGCAATCGATCGGTTCCACCTCGACGACGACATGATGGGGATTTACTACCGGCAGCTTCCCGACCAGGCTCGGCAGATTCGGCGCTTGCCGGACTACTGGACGCGGGACTTGCTCGAGGCGCGCGGGGACTTCTCCGGGTCGACCGCGCAAGCCGGACTCGATGGTCTCACCGCGTTCAACACGGCGCACAACATCAACCTGTACGCTCCCGCACTCGGCACGTACTCGAACGACTTCACCGGCGGCGGCCAGACGATCAACGGCACGCTCATCGGCGGGGCGTTCTCGCCGACCGCGTTCGCGACCATGATCGAGTACGGAATGACGCTCAAGGGCGAGGATAACGAGCCCCTCGGCGTCTACTTCAACAAGGTCATGGTCCCGGCCGCGCTCAAGCAAGAGGCCGAACTCGTGATGAAATCCCAGTTCTTCGCGCCGCCCGCGTGGGGAACGATCACGGGACAGGTGGGCGCCGCGGATAACCCACTCAAGCGCTTCGGCGTCGAGCCGGTCATCAATCCGTACCTCACGAGCAACACGAAGTTTTACGCGTTCGACACGACCAAGAGCTTCAAGCCGCTCATCTGGCAAGTCCGCGAGGCGCCGGTATTCACGCCGCGCGTGAACGAAAACGATCCGCTCGTGTTCGATACGCACCACTACGCGTGGGGCGTATGGGGCCGCGCGGCTCCGGGCTGGTCGTACTCGTGGCTGTTCGCGCGCAGCGGTCCGTAACCGTCGCAGAGGGCCGCCATGTCGCAGTACTGCCAGCCAAGCGATCTCGTCCTCTACGCAACGAACGCGTTTGCGTTGCAGGGGATCGCGCCGGCTACGCAGACGGCCTCGTGCATCTCGGCAAGCAGCGAGGCCGACGGGTACCTTTGCGACAGGTACCCGGCCCCGTACTCGCCGCCGTTCCCGACGTCGCTCGTCATGTACACGAGCTACATTGCCGTCTATCTGCTCTTTCAGTCGCGCGGGTTTCAGCCCGACGCGGGCGCGGATAACCGGATCCTCGCCAACTACTACGCGGCGACGTGGAATCCGAACACGGGCGTCCTCGGCTTCTTCTCGCGCGTGAAGCGGCAAGAGATTTCGATTCCGGATCTGATCTACACCAAGGCGGCGTATCCCAACTTCGCGCTGCCGTCGGTGCGCACGGGCGGACCGAGCAACAACGCGATCCGCGGCTGGACGAGGACGTGTCGATGAGCAACATCAGCTCGATCACTTACGAGGGCGGCGCAGCCATCACGGCCAGCGATACTCTCGCCGATCCGGCCGGCCCGTTCGCGGGCGTGTTCACGGGCGCCGGCGGAACGATCAAGCTCACGAACGTTCGCGGGCAAACGCTAACCTTCACGAACCTGCCCGCCGGCATCATTCTGCCGGTCGCAACCCAACGCGTGTGGTCGTCGACGACTACCGCGACGAATGTTCTCGGGCTCACCGCCATGCCGTTCAAGGGAGCCCCCAACCCCTCATGATCCGCGGCAACGCCATGGTAGGGATCGAAGCGATCGGCCGTCTGAAAGAGACGATCCGAAAGCTTTCCGATCTGCCGCGCGCGGTCGCCGTCGAAGCGGCCCCGGGCATCAACCGGCTTTTGCGCGAAGAGTTCACGAACGGCACCGATCCGTACGGTCGCCCATGGGCCCCGCTTCGGCCCGCAACGCTCGCGCGTGGTCGCCGCCCCCCGCCTCTCACGGATACGAAAGACTTGCGGGACGGGACGAAAGCGACGCCGCGCCAGGGTCGCCGGTCCGGGCTCGTCCTCATGACCGGAGCGCCTTACGGGTACTTTCATCAGGTCGGATTCCGCGTCGGAAAGACCGATGTAGAGCCGCGCCGTGTGCTGCCGCAATCGGGCCTGCCGGCGGGGTGGAAGATCGTTCTTCGCGATGCCGCTCGTCGGTGCGCGAGAAGGGCGACGGGGCGGTGACCAATGGCCTCGGTCCAACCGATCTCGTCGCGCTCTTCACGGCGATATTCGCGGACGTCGCAGCGACCCGTTTCGCCCGCGGCCTGCCCCCGCTCGTGTCCGCTCACCTCGGCAACGAATGGGTGCGGGCCGAAGAGTCTCCGCCGCGCATCGTCGTTGTGCCCACGTCGACCAGCTACAAGCCGATGCGACGCATGGGCGCGCAGCCGATGGCCGGGCTCACAAGCCAGGTCAATCCGCGAACGTTCTTCCGTCGCCTCATGCACTTCACGGCGCACATCTGGGGCGACGAATCACCAAGCCCGCAGAGTCCCATCGCCGAAACCGACCTTTGGTACTCGTTCAACAGTACCGTCGAACTCGAGCGCGAATTTCTCGGCGCCCTCATGCGCAACTGCGGCAACGACCCGGCGATCTACGAAGGACTGTCGGGCGATTGGTCGCAGCCAACCGATCTCAATCGGCTCGGTCGGCTTCTGCTCCTCAGGTTCACGATCGAGACGCCTGTCACCGACGAGCCGTGGATCGTGCTGCCGTTCGCATCGACGGCCGGATCGACCGTCGGCGTCACGATCGTTGTCGACACAACGGTGCAGTTCCCCGACGGGACCAGCACCGACCAGGGCACATTCACCGTCCCATAGGGGCGCGAGGTAAGGACCGATGGGCCAAGGTGTAAACTTCACAATCGAAGACAACGGACTTGGCGTCTCCTCGCCCGGCAGTGGCAACACGCTTGCGGTCATCGGCGTGTCATCGACCGGAACGCCGTACCAGCCATTCCAATCGCCTCAGCCTGGCCCGTTCGTGACCCAATTCGGCTACGGCCCCGGGCCCGAGCTCGCCGCCAAGATCGCGAACGACACTGGCAACGACGTCATTTTCGTCAAGGCCGCGACCGTCACGGCCGGCTCCAATTCGGCCGTCACGGCGACGCGCGTTGCCAGCTCCACATCGGTCATGACCTTGACCGGCACGCCGCTCGACACGTACTACGGCAACGTCAAGGTACTGGCGGGCGGAACGATCGGGACAGCCGGCATTCAACTCGCCATCTCGCTCGACGCGGGCCGCACGGTATACGCGACGGCGAACATGCTGACCGCGACAACATTCGCGGCCCCAAACACGGGCCTTACCCTGAACTTCGCCGCCGGAACGCTCGACACCGGCGACGTGCTCACGTGGGTATCGACCGAGCCGAAATGGTCTGACGCGACCGCTGTCTCCGCGATGCAGTCGCTCATTTCCGCGATCGTTCCGAGCCCCGTCGACGTGATCGTGGTCGGCGACACGGCAAGCGGCGATGCGAGCGCGTTTGATTCCGAGATGAACACGCTGTTCCTCTCAAAACGGTTCTGTCGGCTGCTCACCAATGCGCGCGATGCGCTTTGGGGCGGCACGTCGACTGAGACCGAAGTCGCGTGGATGAACTCGATCGAAACGGATTTCTCGACGTTCACCAGCGTCAACGGACGGACCCACGTTGCCGGCGGGCACTACAACTTCATCAGCCCGATCTCGCAAACGCAATTCCGCCGGCCGCTCCTCTTCGGTGCCGCCTCGCGCGATTCGGCCGTCGCGATCCAGGTCGACCTTGGCCGCGTACTCGACGGCGCGATCCCGATCGTGCTCCCCGCGCTCCCGGACGGATTCATCTACCACGATGAGTCGGTGAACGCGGGCCTCGACGCCAATCGGTTCATGTCAATGTGGTCGCTCGCTGGTCTCCCCGGGCTCTACATCAAGAACCCGAACTCGATGGCGGCACCCGGGAGCGACTTCAAGTGGCTTCAGTACGGCCACGTCGTCGATGCCTCGTGCGTCATCGCGTACAACTACTTCGTCAGGCAACTGTCGAACTCCGTCCGGGTCGACAGCAAAACGGGCTTCATTCTGCCTCAAGACAAGGGGCGGATGGAAGGCACCGTCAACGCGCTACTCGCCACTGGCCTGACGAACGCCGGCGCGGTCAGCTCGGTCACGGCGGCCATCAACGGCACCAACAACATCCTGTCCACGTCGCAACTTCTGGTCACGATCTCGATCGTGCCGCTGGCGTACCTCAAGACGATCAACGTGACGATCACCTTCCTCAACCCTGCCCTGGTGCAGGTGTCGAGCCAGATCGGAGCCTGAAAGGGGTACCACCATGGCCGCGTTCCCGCTCGTGAATGGCATTTATTATAGCTACAGTAACGTCGAAATCTTCGTAGGGCCGGCCGCCGAGCTCCAGATCGCGGGCGTGAAGGCGATCAACTACAAGGACAATCTTGGCCGCGTGAAGGTCCGCGGCACGGCGATGCAACCGCTAGGGCTGACGCAGGGCCGGTACGAAGCGAACGGCGATATCGAGCTCTATCTCGACGCATTCGCGCTACTCATCACGACCGTCGGTCCCGGGTGGCGACAAATTCCGCTGTACGCGACGGTCACGTACGGGGCGAATCCGGGCCTCGCCGTCCCGTTCGTGTCCGACACGATCCCCGGCTTTTATCTGGGCGAAGTCGACGCGTCGCAATCCGAGGGTGAAGAGCCTCTGGCGCGTAAATTCACGATGCACATTCCCGGACAGATCCTCTGGGGCCAAGTGCCGTCGGTGCTCGAACCGCAGATACTCGCCGCGATCGCCTGAGCGCGGTAGAGTGTCGGTTATGGCCGACACACTATCAGACGAGCAGTATCAGGCGATTGTTGATGCGCATCCGGGCGTAAGGCTCCGGCGCGTCATGGGACCAGCGGGCGAGATCGTCCTCCGTGCACCGACCGCGATCGAAGAGTCGACGTATCAGTCGATGCTTTTCGGCGAAAGCATGCACGCGGGGCTCGCGAACCGGAACATGCTCGTCATGCTCGTGGTCCACCCGGACAAGATGGGCTTTCAAAAGATGCTCGCCCAGTTCCCGGGACTCAACATGAATCGCAGCGTGATCCTCTCTCTCCTAGATCGGAAGAGCA